AGGTCAGAGTAGGCGCCACTCGTCGCCACCGTGGCGAGACCGCTGATGTCAGATGCAGTCAGCGTGACCGCACCTGTCTTGCCTGCCACCGATGTCACAGGCGCCGAGGGGAGGTTGGTCAGTTGTGACCCATCGACGGCGGGGAGCTTCGCCGAGGCGTCAAGCTGCACAACCTTGAGAGCTGTGGTCCCGACATCGAGCGCGGCGGCGGTGCCGAGGGTCGGCTTGCCTGATAGGTCAGAGTACGCCCCCGTGGTGGCTACCGTCGCGAGGGAGGGCGTTCCACTGAGATCCGCATAAGCGCCACTCGTCGCGACTGTCGCCAGCGTTGGCTTGCCTGATAGGTCAGAGTACGCCCCCGTGGTGGCCACCGTGGCGAGACCGCTGATGTCGCTCGCGCTGAGTGTGACTGCACCTGTCTTGCCAGCTACCGAGGTCACAGGCGCTGAAGGGAGGTTGGTAAGCTGTGAGCCATCCACCGCAGGGAGCCGCGCCGAGGCGTCAAGCTGCACAACCTTGAGCGCGGTGGTCCCGACATCGAGCGCGGCGGCGGTGCCGAGCGTCGGCTTCCCACTCAGATCAGAGTAGGCGCCTGTGGTGGCCACCGTCGCGAGACCGCTGATGTCGCTCGCGCTGAGTGTGACCGCACCCGTCTTGCCTGCCACCGATTGAACGGGGGCCTGTGCAGAGGTGATGAAGCCAGCGTTGTTGTTCAGCTCACCTGTGCGCCCCGTGAAGCTCGTCGCATAGGGGAGCACGATCTGAGAGTTGAAGTTGACCGCCGCGCCTGTGCTCAGTCCAACGGTGCCATAAGGCGTCACCGACGCGACCGAGGCGGCGGGGAAGCCTGAGCACTGCGTGACGATGACCAACGAGGCAGAGGCGCTGTTGGTGAAGGTGGCGCTCGTGAAGGTGCAGCCGATGAAGTAGATGGTGCCTGTGGTAGCGGCGCTGATTGTCACCGCTCCCGTGATCTCACAGTCTCGGACCACCATGAAGTTCGGCACAGCGTCAATCGCCAAGCCGCTGAGAAGCTGGCAGTTGCGGATGTGGTGACGCCCCTGTGTACCTGTGACGGTGAAGGAGCCCTCGACCTGGAAGCCCGTCACCACATTTCGAGTCGAGCTAGACCCACTGATGGCGATGCCTCGACTCGTGAGCTCCACGATGCCCGCCGCTCCTGTCTGTGCACCCTCGCCTTGGAGCTTCAACATGTCCTTGTCGGTGAGCGTCAGCGTCGATCCTGCATAAGAGCCAGGCCCGACCCACACGATAGCGTTGGAAGCCGCCGCGTTGATGCCCGCTTGGATGTCGACCACATTGTCGTTGATGTACTCAATGTTGGTGTACAGCCCCTCGAAATCGGTGATGTCGCTGATGGTCAGCGTGACCGCACCTGTCTTGCCTGCCACCGATGTCACAGGCGCTGAGGGAAGGTTGGTGAGCTGTGAGCCATCGACCGCAGGAAGGCGCGCCGATGCGTCAAGCTGAACGACCTTAGAGGCAGTCGTGCCGACATCGAGCACCGCCGCAGTCCCGAGCCCACCGATGTCCGCAGAGGTCAGCGTGACCGCACCGGTGCGACCTGCCACCGAGGTCACAGCACCACCACCACCACCACCACCGATGAGACGAATGTCGATGCTCATGCTTACTCCTTGTCGAAGCCAGCGACGATATAGAGGGCATCCCCCGAGGCGCCCTTCTTGTAGGCGATGGAGGTGATGGTGTCGCGCAGAGTGCCGATGTCATCAGTGAATACAGATGAGGGCGCGATGGCGATCTCGTTGGTGGTCGCGTCGCCTGTGCCTGCCGCCGCTCTCAGCTTCAAGAAGGTCACATCCGTGGTGCTCGTGTTGATGAGCGAGATGGTGGCGAAGCGCAGACCCGAGGCGCAGGCAGAGCCTGACACCGAGTCCTTGAAGTCGGCGGAGGTCAGCGTGTGCCAGTCGGTGTCCGCTGCGCCATGCAGGGCTCCGCGCACAGAGCCTGCCTTGATGGGATAGGTGGTGTTTAGACCGCTCATTCAACGCTCCTCAAAGTCCTCGGGAAGTAGACGATAGATGTGGGCGATGGAGTTCACATCGCGCTGACGCTTGATCACGCCCTCGATGCGCCCCTTGGGTCCCTCGCCTCGGGCGTTCCCCTCGATGGTCGAGAACAGGCCGAGGTCGTTGGGCGCTTCAACGCAGAGCGTGATGTGGTTGCCCTGCACATCGCTCTTGTCGTTGATGTTGTTGAAGATGACCACGATGTCACCAGGCTGAGGCGCCTCGCCATCACGACAGCGCGCGGTCTTGCCCCATGCGTTCCACAATCGCAGGCATGAGGGGAGTATCTTCTGCCTCACGGGGAAGCTGAGTTGGTCACCATAGGCGAACGCCACGAAGGCACCACACCAGGCGAACTGCCCGTTCTTGGTGTAGTCCTCCTGCCATGTCCACCCGAGCGCCTCTCGGCTCTTAATGTATGTGTTGATGCGCTGCCATGCGCCCTTGTACTCGGGCTCTGTGACATTCGCCTCCCACTCTGCCTCAGCGCGCTCGATGGCCTTGAGCCCCTGCGGTGATGGGTACACGCGACGCTCGATGACCATCGGGGTCTCAAGCGCTGCCTTCATGTCGAGGCGCATCTGACCAAGCGCGCGGTTGGCGCGGCGCAGCTCCTCCTCTAGTGAGGCGATCTTGTCGCGCTCTGCCTTCAGTTGGTCTGTGATCTGGCTCTTAGTAGTGCTCGCCATCTTGTCCCCCTTTAAGCATAGAGCTGCGCTGAGTCTGAACCTAGCACAGGCACGGCATCATTAGAAGCCAGATAAGCGTCAGCCCTATGCGTGGTGCTTGCGTTGGTGTAGGTGGTTGGCTCAATCGTGCCATCGGGCGCGCTGATGCCGTGGCTTGTGGTGAAGGTGATGACCGCCCCCACGACAGAGGCGATGACCAAGCCCACAATGGCGCTGTCCTCGTTATCGTCGGGGAGGTAGTCAACCACATCACCAGCTTTGAAGAAGCTCGCGTCATCGTCGCTGAACACGGCGGGCGAGATGGTCACGCTTGTCGATGAGCTCACCGCCGTGACAAGCGCGCTCGCGTTCCATGTCACGGGCGAGAGCCCCATCGAGATCATCTCAAGCTGGCACCCCTCACCCATCAGCTCCTGATTGATGGAGCGCACGAAGCCGACCGCATTGGTCACGCCGTAGCTGTCAGAGTAGCCCTTGAGGTGACTGCTCGTGACGCTCACATAGGCCCCCACATCAAGCGTCATCGAGCGCCCTGTTCCGATGGAGCCCGCCCACTCTCGCGCTGGGTTGGAGAGTAGGCTGAATATGCGCGCCGTGGGGGGCAGGAAGAAGCCGAAGCTGTCACCCGCACCATCGCCAATGTCCTCGATCGTCAGCCCTCTGACCTCGATGTCCACCTTCTTCATCTCTCCGCCGTAGCGATTGACCGCTTCTTGGTTCACGAAGGTGCGCTCTGCTAGATACTTCTGCTGTTGCTCATCCCATCCGAACCGATAGGTGATCTGCGTGACGATGTCCTCATAGGTGGACCACCGAGGCGGGGGCGATACATGCCAATCGCCCTCATCAATGGTTTGGTCGAGGAGGCGCGAGCTCTCCGCGCCGAGGGGCTGAAGCGTCAAGCGTGACAGCCCAGATGAGGCGTCGCGTCGCATGATCAGCGCGCACCCCATCATCTTGAGGATGCCCTCGATGATGGCGTTCAACGCTCCATCGTCACCGCTGATGGTGCCACTGAGAGAGAAGTTGGTGGTGCCATCGTAGGCGAGGAAGCTCGCCTCATCGATCTCGCTCGATGGCACCCCTAAGCCGATTGGATAGATGTCGTAGGTGCCGTTGACCTGTGCGCCACCTGCGCTCTCAAGGAGGTTCAATAGCAACACGCCTGGGCGCTTGCTGTAGTAGCGCGAGGAGCGGAACAACACGGCGCGCTCCTGCCCCTGCCACTCACCGAAGCTCACATTGTCGAGGATCGAGGAGCCCCCCTTGAGGTGAATATAGGTGCCGATGGCTGAACCACTGAATATCGCTGTCGTCTCGTGCGTGGCGATGAACCACTGACGGCGCGTCTCCCCTGCCACTCGGTCGTAGTATTTGACCTCGATGTCATAGTCGTTCCCATCGGGGGAGGAGGGCAGGCCGAGGCTGTTCTCGCAGAGTATGAGGGGCTCACGCAGTTGATACCAAGCGCGCGCCACTCCTCCAAGCTGAAAGCTCGTGGAGTTGGTGCGACCGTTGACCGCAGGCGAGCGCCGATAGAAGCGCTGTGGGGTACCTGGGCGAGGGTCAGCGATGGCGGCGTCATCAACCTGTATGGGATAGCGGAGGCGCGCGCTGTCGGTGAGCGCCTCGGTGGGCGTGTCTGCCCAATACAGGGCATCGGGCAGGGCTTGCATGAGCTGCTGTCTGCTCGACCACCAACACCACTCAAGCCGATAAGGTTGCACAGCGGCGAGCGGTCTCACCACAAGCTGATCCTCGACAAGCCCCCACCGCCCCCATGAACCATCCTCGCCTTGTGTGGAGTTCGAGAGCTGAAGCGTGGCGAGGCGCGCGTTGAGGGCGGAGGGCCACTCAACCAGCTCATCCTCAAAGCCCACGCGCTTGATCTCCGCATATGGGTTGAGCGTCAGATCCTGACCCACACTGACCAAGCCCACATCCGTTGTGTCGTACTGAAACTGCGTCGGTGACAAGACCGCCGTGGGCTGTATCTCCCCGCCTGACCCGTTGAGGTACAGCGAGGGGAAGCGAGGATGTGAGCGCGGCAGGTTGTCCTCTGACTTGGGGAGGCTTGGGTCGAACAGGTCCTCCATCTCGGGCATCGCATTGAGGAGCGTCACGGTGGCGATACTGCCGACCGTGGTCACACTGCCGATGATGGCGATGCGTGGCTGTCCCTCTAGGTTCCACGCCCACTCGACTTGATTGGCGACGGTGCCGAAATAGTGGAAGCCTTGGCGCAGGTTGCTTTGAAGCCCGACCGCAGCGCTCGCAGTGGAGACCAACGCAGCCAACGGCAGGAGGGAGAAGCTCACCTCCCCTGCCTCCTCGACCTGCGGCGTGTTGTCGATGAAGCCGTTGACCACCTCCACGAAATCACTGAGCGCTCCATCGGGGAACTGATGCGCCATGTAGAGCTTGGCGCGCCTGCCTCTGAAGGTGGTGATCTCAAGCGTCACCTCTGGAACCGAGGTGCCCCCCATCGTGATTGTGTGCGCCTGTCTCTGTGAGCCACCGACAGCGCGCTCACCGCTGATGAGCGTGTTGACCGTGACGCTCGACACGCGAAATGTCTCAGCCCCTATGTGGACCAAGGCAGGCGTGGTGAACAGCCCTCGCAGGTCTCGGTCGACATTGATCAAGGTCGGTGGGTTGTCGGTGTAGTCAACGCTCTGAGTCAGCTTCGCCTTGATGACCTGTGAGCGCGCGCCACAGCGACCGAACACCACATGAGGGTCAGACACCGCGCCTCGTGCTCCTCGTGAAGCCAGCGTGAGGCTGACGCCTTGATAGCTCGCAACCCCCCCCGCTGGGTCGATGGAGCCTGAGAGCGCGCCCACCGAGACGAGCCCTGTCACATTCTGATAGGCGATGCCTGTGGCGATGTTGGCGTCGAGGTTGGAGCTGCTGAGGTCGAGGTCATGGCTCATGTATCGATAGCGGAGGCCCGCCACCTGTAAGACAAAGACGCGCCGCCCGTTGTCGCTTGAGATAATCATCACGCCTCCTGATAGACATCGAGCAGGTGAACGGCAAGGACAGACGCCGCGAGCGTGGCAACACGCACACACACCACCTGTCCACGATATGCCGCAGGGACATAGAGCGGTCGAGGCACAGTGGAGGCAGAGCCCGAGGGGACAAGCTCCGCAGTCCACCCAGACGCTATGCGACCTGGCGCTGTGCGCGCTTGATCATGAACAGTCAGGTAGTCATCGAGGACTGCGCCTGCGTCGATGGTCCCATCGATGGCGCCACCCACCACCGACTTGAGAGAGACCTGCATGGTGGGCGCGTCATCATAGAAGGTGGTCGCGCTGTACAGCACCTCAAAGCTAATCCACTTGGTCAGCGGTGTAGTGGCATAGAGGAGCTGATGCGCCTCCTCATAGCCCTTCTCGAACGGCGCAGGGATCTGATAGGGAATGACGGTCGTGTAGCCCTGTTGCTGTATGTGATAGTGCGCCTCACCGAGGAGCTTCACCGAGGTCGCTTGAAGCGCACCGATGGCGATCTGTGCCATCGTCGCACCTGCCACCAAGCGCCCCGCGTCGCAGGTCGCCACGCTTGGCAAGGGTTGAGGAGAGGTTGGTGTAAGCATCAGGGCCCCCACATGCAGACAGCGGTGATGACGGGATCAGAGATACCCCTCGACCCATTCCACCCAGAGCCGATGAGGTTGTACTCCGAGGCGTCAAGCCCGACACGGAATATCGGCAGCTTGAAGGCGTTGACGCGCTCTGAGTCGATGTCGAGTTCGACTGAAATCACATTCCACCCATCGCTCATCAAGGTGTATCGCCGCCCCATGATGTCCACATCAAGCGGTGAGTTCTCCACCCTCAGCGCGCAGTAGATGATCTGAGGCAAGGTCTCAGACCACTGAATATGCGTGGGCGTGATCAAGCGCTCAATGTCACCACCGCCCAGCCACTCCACCGGTCGGTCGCCTGCTGGGTTGTCTCGGTCAGCGTTGAGTACGGCAGACCATGAGAGCCAGGTACGATAGCGCCCACGCAACGCCTCGATGTTCTGAAGCATGCGATGACCCACGCGCGCGCTCAGAGGTTGCTCAGTGCCAAGCCGCCCAATCCCCATCGGTCGAAATGTCACACCCGAGATCGAGGCGCTCGATGTTGGGAGCGGTGAGCTGAGAGGAGCCCACCGCGCCATGATTGAGTCCACCTTCACCTGACCGCTCGTTGCCTTCACCTCCATCGTCAATGTGCCGAAGGTGGCGACGAACGAGGCGAGGCTCAAGGTGGCTGTGTACAAGTGAGCAGAGCCACCACTCAGCGCGATGACGGCGGAGGCTGTCACACCGAAATCGAGCGTCAGCCTAATCGACCCTGTCCCGTGAGCGATAATATACACCTCAAGGTCATCGTGCAGTGTGGAGGCGCTTGGTAGATACCACTCACACATCTCTTGATAGGTCGTGAGGCTCTGGGAGCATGTGCCGTGTCGCCACGCCTGACTGATGACATTGGTGATGCCTCCTCGACCGAAGGCATAGTTGAGCGTCTCACCGATGCGAGACACAGGCCCCGAGGCGATAGGCTGACCTGCGACTACTGCCTGTGGGTCGGTGAAGGTGGGAGGCGATGAGAAACTGTTGCTCATAGGTGCTCCAAGCTGATCGTCACAGGCACGCGCTTCTTGAGCTCACCGAAGCTCAAGTTGAAGTCCTTGGACACCATCGAACAGCGCAGACGCCCTAGAGCGCCGTTATCCTCTGCGGTGTATAGGATGTCATAGGCTGGCTGAGAAGATGTCACCAAGCCCTCTCTAAGTGCGCGTCGCGAGTCGCCCCACCCTTGATAGAAGTTGATGCGCTCTCCCTCTCCGCAGTAGGGGAGGAAGCCCTCGGTGAAGTGACGATAGAGGTCCTTCTGATCAAGGAGCGCGTCGAGGTCAAAGGTGAGGTTGCTCGTCACATACGAGCCTAAGAAGTTCGAGGTGTACCCACCACCGAGGAGCCTTCGCGCGGTGCTCATGGTCTCGGTTGAGTAGAAGTGCGCCTGATAGGGGCGTGAGGGGAACAGCGCACCTGGCAACGGTCGGTCTGCCGTGATCTTGCGATAGTCGGTGGAGGTGGTCTCCGCCACCTCCGAGCCACTGAAGCCGAGGCGATCCCTGAACGAGGTCGAGAGCCAAGTGATTGCACCGTTCAGTGCAGGGTAGTGGGCCTCGACATGACCATCAGCGTTGACCACCCAGAACACCGTTGATGAGGTGGAGCCCAACGCGGCTTCGTGGAGCGCCTCAAGGCATGTTGTTGAGTAGAGCTCATCGGCATCACTCGTCACACCACGGGCGCGCAGGAGCGTGAGCACATCTTGCCGTGGGCGATAGCTGGTCGCGGAGTATGGAGCGTTGAACGAGGTCGCTCCGCTCGTCAGCGTGAAGCGCGCGCCGTTGTAGATACCCCTCTCCCAATCGAGGGAGGCGGTGACGCGATGACGACCGCTCACGAGGGTCGAGGACTGCGAGCCCCAACCGAACAGATCATCACCGATGGGCGCGATGGTGAACGCGCTCGAGGCGTTGCTGATGACAAGCAGGTCATCAGCATTGAGCGACACCTGCCAATCGCTCCCGAAGTTGGCGAGCGCCCCGACGAGCGTGGACAGTGTCACTTTGCTCGACCTGCCATTGAGGAAGAACAGCGCATCCTCATAGACGCCTTGGCCCGCTTGGAAGGTGGGCATGGTGACAGGGTAGCCCAGCTGCTCAAAGACGGTCACATTGCTCCACTGACGCGCATCGAACGAGGTCAGCAGAGCGAAGTTGGGGGAGGGGTCATGAACAGGCATCAGCGCGCTCCTCTCATCTCACCGCGACGGCGGTCTATGCGTTGAGTCAAAGCCATCTCTGCGGCGCGCTTGGTGTCATAGACCACAGCCCCACCGAAGTTGACATTGTAGACGATCTGCGATGACTGCGCGGTCTCGCGTGTCGGTGCAGATGAGGTCTGAGGCAGACCGCTCGGTGAGGTTGGCTCTGCCTTGTTGGTGCCTCCTCCACCTCCTTTAGGCAGAGCAGCCGACAACCCACCAGCCGCGACAGCAGCTCCCCCAAAGATGGCGGCCGCCTTGAAGTGAGTCGCCGCCGCCGCTGGATTGAGGAACAGCGCGGCGGTCCCCTTGGCTGTCTCCATCAGTGCCTCCACTGTCGCCTCCATCGCCAAGCCATCGAGGACAGCCTTGAACGCCTCGCCCATCGTCTTGCTTGTGAGGAGCGCCGCCGCCGCCGCCTGAGCGAAGCCCTTGCCATACTGATCGAGAGCGCCGTTGACCATCTCTGCGCGCTTGACCACCTGCGCCCGCTCGATCTCGGTTCGCTCGATGTTCGCCCTGCGCGTCAACTCGGTGATGCGCTCCTGATTGCCCTCGGCCATGATGATCTCTTGGGCGTAGCGCAGACCCAGCGCGTCGAGCTGCTTCTGTGTCTCGGCGGCGAGGTCGCCCTCTCTGATCTGTCGGTGCTCGATGTCGAACTGCTGACGCTCAATCTCCGCGTCGATGATTGCCCTCTGCGCCTCGCGCTCCTTGCGGATGCGCTCCTCTGCCTGCTGTGCCTCGCGCGTGGCGCGCTCCTCACCCAGCTTCTTGACCTCAAGCTGATATGCCTTCTCGACCACTGCGCGCTTCATCGCATCGTCTTTAGCAAGCTCGATCCCGAGGCGATAGCGCTCCTGCGCCATCTTAATCTTCTGCTCGTCTCCCTGCGTGGTGAGCTGAAGGTCGAGGAGGTTGATTTGGCTCTGAAGCGCGAGACGCTGTGTGGCTTCAGCGGCGGCGGCCTTGGCCTCTGCCTCACGCCTCAGCTTTGCCTCTTGTGCCGCCTTGGCGCGCTCCTCTCTGAGGCGCTTGAGGTTGTCTGCTTCTAGCTTGGCTTGACGCGCTGCGCTCGCCTCCCTCAGCGCCTCCTCCTCCCTGAGCGCCTCCACTGCGTCGGTCTGTCCCTTCAGAAGCTCGATGAGCTCCGCGCGCGTCTTGTCCTCAATGCCCAACAGCTTGATTGAGTGCTCTGTCTCAATGTTGTCCTTCACCTGGGCGTCAAGCAGTTCATCAAGCCCCATCGCCTCCAAGCGTAGAAGCTCCACCGTCTTGAGGCGCTCTGCGTTCTCTTTGAACTTGGCGCGCAGGTTATCGGTGGTCTGCTCCTCAAGCGCCTGCTCCTGTTCGGCTGCTTCAGCGATGCCCGCTAAGTTTTGGGCTGTTTGTTGAGCTAGTTCGGCTGTTTTCTTGGCGCGCTCCGCCTGCACCTGCGATAGCTCAAACTCGGCTCTGTACTGCACCCTCAGCGCGTTGCTGAGTTCATCTGAGCCCTTGCCATACTCGGCCTGACTCTTGACGACCTGGGCTTGTGCCTCTGCAAGCGAAGCGGCGGCGGTGCGCTCCTTCTCAAGCAGGGGAAACAGCTTCTCGGTTTTCTTGATGAGCAGCTCCTTGGCTACCTGCGTCTCAAGTGTGATCCTCGCAAAGCGCTCAAGCTGTTTGACCGTGGGGACCACCCCACCCTCAGACAGCGCCTCCAGCTTGCTCGACAGGTCAGAGGCGGCGGCGGCCATCGCTTCCTGCCGATCCTCGGCTGCCTTAGCTGCTCCACTCAGCTGTCGATAGGTCTCATACAGCGCGCCCAACGCAGTGATGACCAGGCTCACAGGTCCCAATAACGAGGTGAAGCTCATCGCTCCACCGGTGCCGAGTGTGCTGAACGCCTCTTTGACTCCGCCCACGGCGTTCATCGTCTCACCGAGGGCGTCACTCACACTCGATAGTCCCTCGCCAAGCTGTTGATTGGTCTTGCCCACCACATCCCCGACGCTCTTGAAGGTGTTCCCAACCCCCTCGGCGCCCTTGGTGATCTTCTCAAGCCCCTGCCCGACCTCCTTTTGACCTACTAGCTCGACCTCTATCTGTACCTGGTTCTCAGCCATGTTGACTCTCCTTGAGCGCTTGCTCTCGCTGTCGAGCGATCATGTCCTCTGTGGCGGAGTGTAGCACATCAAACGCTTCTACAATCGCGCAGGAGGGGCTTGGGAATGCGTCTGATAGTGAAGCGAGCCCTGCCCTATGTCGAGAGTAAGCATGCACCACAGACGCTAATCTGTTCGCGTCTGCGACAGGGCAGGTGCGGATCTGCAAGTCGCTGAACGAGGCACCGCTATCAGGTGCCACGCGATAGCCAGGCACGAACAGACCAAGCTCATCGCGCTGTGCTTGTGGCAACCCCTCTCTGAAGGCTCCGCCACAGTTGCCACGCAGGCGCCGAAGCGCAGGCTTGGCCTCACACTGAGCACAGCTCCAAGCCCTGCCGCCGCTATGTGAGAGCCACACAGCGGCGGCAAGTGCTATTTTCCCGACGGGCTCAACAGACTCATGCGCTGAACATGACGCACCAGTTCAGCGATGACCTGCACCCGATGAGACTCGGGGCGGATGAGCTCAAGAGGATGAGATCCACTCTGGGCAGACACGCCCACACCGTCAACGGCTGTCAGAGCAGACTTCACCATCTCTACAAAGACCCGATTGAGATACGCCTTGTACTCCCCAAGCGCCTCGCGCTCATCGAGGGCGAGGGCGTGGTGCCACTGCGCGCGCGCCTCGGGGGTCATAGGCTCCTTGATCCACAGATGACGCCCAAGCTCAGAGCGAGTGTAAGCCCCTGCGCGCACCTCAGCCTCCTCGCGCTCGATGGCGCTCAGAGCTTTGAGTGTGAAGATGGTCGCTCCTGCATGCGGATCCAAGACCTTGATGTCACCCGTGTCGAGGTAGCGCTCGGCCTGCTCTGGCGTTGCGTTGACCGCAGGGTCACAGGTCACGACGACATCGAGCGTCATCGAGGAGGAGGGCATGAAGGAGAGCGCCATAGGTTAGACTCCGAGAGCGATGCGAACGGGAGAGTTGCCTGCGCCACTGTTGCTGACATCACCTGCGAAGCGCCCCGCCGCATAGGTCAGGGTCTGACGAGTGATGTCGTTCCCGCTCACATCGTACTTCGAGGGGTCAGCGGTGAGGTAAGCCGCAGGCAACATGAACGCGGCGCCAAGACCATCACCGATAGGACCACAGCCCACTAACACCTGACGCGAGGTTCTGTTGAAGAAGTCGCTGTTGATGGTGGTGTTGGGGTCGCTCACAGTGAGGGAGAGCTCCACCGCCACATCGCTGATCTCCATGTCCTTCATCGCGAGGATGGAGTTGGAGTGACCGACAGGCGTGAGCGTGTTGGTGATGGTCAGGCTGAAGTCCTCGACATCGAGGGCGGTGCGCGCCAGCGTGTCACCCGTGGTCGCGGTCCCTGCGGTCTGAGGAGCTGCCGAGCTGACCACCACATACGAGCCACGGAAGGAGGCGGGCGCCCCGCTGTTGTAGGTGGGCTCGATAGGCCCGACTGCGTTGCCGTGATCGTCTTGGATGAGCGCGGACTGATAGGTGAAGTCAGCCATGACGCGCCCGTTGTCGAGACTCAGCGCGACGCTCTCCAACACGCAGCCATAGGCGAACGAGCGGAAGCCCACGCCATCGACGCGGAAGGTCAGAGAATGAGTGCGGTCGCCCGTCAGCGTGCGCGAGCCTGGGAACCAGGTCTGCATGCCACGGATGGTTGGTGTGCCTGTGAACGCTGATGAGAACGCAGGGCTCACGGTGACATTGCCTGACACATCGCTATCGGTCACGGCGCTGTACTCTGCGCGACCGCTCAACGAGGCACCGATGAGACCTCCCACGGAGTAGTTGGTGGAGGTCGTGGTAGGCGTGAAGGTGTTGACATTGGTGATGGCGCTCACCGTGTCAGACTTCATCGTCGAGACATTGGTGAGGAAGCCCGCCCCGAGGAGGTAGCCGAGGTAGTTGGCAGCATAGGTGTCAGCCGCCGCGCCGATGGTGGTGAGGTCAACGCGAAGCTGAACCTGCCCTGTGCGGCGACGCACACGCGCGCCTGCGCTCCACACGGTGTCAGGCTCAGGAGCGATGCCGAACGAGCCATCACGCGCATCGTTGCGCTCGCTGACCACCACATCGCCATAGATGACAATGGGGTCACGCTCGCAGGGGATCGAGACATAAGTGAGACCCGACACATCGGGCAGACCTGTCGAGGCAGAGAGCGAGCCGAAGGAGCTCTCGACCGCGACTGAGAGGGAGCGATGAGTGACGCCCATGTTTAAGCCTCCAGATAGAGAAGATCGAAGGGGAAGGACAAGATGATGAAGGTCGCCTCGGTGGTGGGGTCGACCATCGGTTCAGCGGTGGGCGCACCTGGGATCAACGAGATGATGCCGCTCGTGGCTAGGTCATAGTTGGGACCCTTCAGCGCGAGCAGGAGAAGCGCTGCATCCTCGTTGATGAGGCGCTCAAGGTAGTGCTCCTCGGCTGGCACCTCATACTTGACGCGCAGGATCATCGGCGCGCGTCTGCGACCTGAGAGAGCGGCGGCGCCGTCATCGATGGAGAAGCCGTTGAAGCGGAACTCGAAGGAGCGATTGGTGTGCTGTCGTGCTTCGAGGGGCGCGACACGCCCACCGGTGCGGGCGTTGATAGCGGTGAAGCCGTGGTGAATGTCGGTCTTGGGAGTGATGGCCTCCACCATCGTCTCCAGCTTGGCGCAGGCGGCGAAGATACCTTGGCTCACTTGCCCCTCCTCATGTTGGCGATTAGGTCGTACTCGACAGCCTTGACCACGATGTCCACCTGTCGAGCCGACAGCCCGAGGTAGGGGCGCGCTTGATTGACGGCGTAGCCATAGTTGCGGACATGCTGAGTGAGACCGATGACGAAGCGCTGCGCGTCAGCATGCAATACGACTAGGTTGTTCATGAGGATGCCCGAGGCCACCAGGTCAACGAGAGCAGAGGAGCCCGCGCCATGCTTGCGCGACTTCTCCTTGTACTCGTGGTAGCCCCCCGCGAAGTACATCGAGCGCCCTGTGCGTGACTCACGACCGCCCTTCGGCTTGAGGCGCGCGCCTTGATAGGCGATGTAGATGGGGCGCTTGCTGTATGGCTTGAACGGCTTGTCATCAGTGTCCAAACCATCGCTCGTTCTCATCTTGATCGAGGCGACAACATTGGAGGCGAGCGCGGCGCTCTGCTGTGTGGTCCACAAGACCGCTGGCAGGTTGAGGTTGATCTTGGCTCTGATAGGCATGTGTGACTCCTAGTGCCTCATCCCTCGGGAGGGAGAGAAGAAGGTGTCATTGGCGCTCTTGGTGTAGGTCGCCCACGAGGCGCGCAGGTCACGCGCAGAGCCACCCGTTTGAGCGTTGTCGAGGTCGCCCTCGTCAACGATACCATCACCATCCTTGTCTATCGCCACGAGGCGCAGGGCGAGCTTCAACATCTCTTGATAGCGCTCACGCATGGCTGTGGCTGTATCGAGTTGGAGGGCGCTCTCATAGACGCGCGCGGCGGTGGCGTAGGCGTGTGCGTTCTTGAACGCATGCCCGTTGAACACCTCATCCTCAGTCAGCTCCACATCCTTGAGATGATCACGCAGAGCCAGCACCACCTCCTCTAGCGCGGCGCCGATCTGAGGCTCAAGGTCGCTCTGGCGTCGAGGTATCATGTCAGCCAGCTGAGGGAACATGCCCACAAGCGCCTCATGGTCGAGACCTGTGCTGAAGGGTCGAGGCGTCACCTTGAACAGGTCTCGGTCGACGCGCAGCTCCGCGCCCTGCCCTCGGTCTATGGAGTAGGCAACCTCCATCGCATAGGTCGCAGAGGTCGCAGTGACCCATGAGGGGACTGTGCCATACCACAACGCGAAGGTGAGCGTGGCTGATGCTCCTAGATCAATCTCGCGAGGCAGGGGCTCCGCGAGGATGGCGGTGGTCCCCACTAAGCGAGTCAGCACCACAGGGTAAATCGAGTCCCCTGCGGTGATGAGGAAGGCGCGCGCCTGATCAGCCTGCAAGCCCGATGCTTGAGACGCCACGGTGAGAGTCCTGCGGTCAGCGGCGATAGCTGACACGGACACATCTGCGCGCGTCTGCGTGAGCGTGATGGAGGATGTCTGCCCCTCCTCCTTGAAGCGCGCCGTGGGCGCAGTGGTCAACGGTCCAGGAGCCATCCAATCAAGCCGATGAGTCTCACCTGTGACTGCTTTTCTCATGCTCATGCTCCTGAGTTGGCTTTGGCGATGTCGGCGGCGTCAGCCATCGTCAGCCCCGCCGCGTCGACGAAGCCCTGCGACACAGGGCTCCATGAATGGCGGCAGTTGTAGCCACCACCAGATAGTTTCACAGGCAGCCCCTGCCCGTTGTCGAGGCGCGCCATCTGCGCCTCGGTCACCACCTTGTTGATGAGAGGCTTGCAGAACCTGCGCGTGATGCCATCGCGTGGGCCTGTGTACAGGTACAGGTCGAGCCCTGCCGACTCACCGACAGCCGCTGTGACCTGTCGACCATAGCTGGCGATCTTGGTCTTGACCTCGGTCAGTTGACGCCCCTCAGAGCGCTCTAGTTGAGCCGATAGCGCGCTCATTGACGCCTTGAGGGGTACGCCTAGGGACATGCCTTGAAGCGCCTCTCTGATGGCTTTGGTGGTGTCGGGAATGATGACATCTTGAAACACGGAGTCGACCGCCGCCACGCGAAAGCTATCGAGCTGTGCTTGGACTGATGCGGTGGTTGCGGTTGGTTCCAAGACTTGGATCGCTTCAAGCGCGGCGGCGGCCACTCGGTCAGACTGCTCGATGAAATCATCGATGGTCAAGCCGAAGCCTGCTTGAAGCACAAAGTCCGCGAGGGTGTCTCTCGGCATCGCGAGAAGCGCCTCGGGTGAGGTCATTGACAGAGCGGTCTCCAACACATCAAGGAGGCTCTGCCTGCTTTGTCCCAGTGCGCGCGCCATCACATCCGCTGCCGTTATCTCTGCGCGCAGCTCCTTCACCTTCGCCTTGGTCAGTTCTGCGCGTGGTCCACTCTGCTCTTTTGCTTGTGCGCTCAGATCAGCGACTGCCACCTTGTCGGCGCTGTCACCTTCTGCAAGCAGATGAACGGAGGAGCCACACGCGCAGGTCATCTTACAGGCAGTCGGTGAGGATGTAGCCGAGGGTGCTGTCGATGCCCTTAAAGAGGTGGCACTCCTCAGCGTAGACATAACGGCGGATCTTGCCGAGGTCGTCGTACTGACCAGCCACCATGCCACCGAACTCGAAGTTGAGCGCGGCCACGGGCATGCCCTTGACATTGCCGCCCTTCTGAACGATGGCGTCTGAGCCCTTGAGGATACCCATGAACAGGCTGTCACCGGTCCAGATGTAGCCCTCAGAGGAGGAGGCACCAGGCACAGCGGAGTCAACGCGCGCCTCGCCGACATGGATGTTGGGGATGCCGAGCACATCAGCGAGGACCTGCTTCACAGCGGCGTCGCTGAGGATCAGGTTGCCCGAGGCGATACCTGCGGAAGCGGTGCCGACATAGCCACGGACCTCGGGGTTGCGAGCGAGGGCGCGGAACAGGTCCCGACCCATCACAAGCGTGTCGGGGTTGATGCCATGAGCGGCGGCGAACACCGTGTCCTTGAGCTGATGCAGGTAGCTCAGAGGCTCCGCACCGCTCGCGTTGAACTTGCCACCGAACGCAGAGGTGGAGGTGTTGTTGCTGAAGTTGGAGGTGCCGAACAGGAGGTCAGCGGCGCGCTTCTCCTTGGCGAGCTTCATCACGCGGGCGACCTTCTTGGCGATGCGCTGCTCCTCGCTCCCAGGATACTGAGAGTCGATGATGTCCTCCATCGCGATGGAGTCCTTGGCGCTGTAGATGAGCGCCTTGAAGGTCGTCGAGGAGCGGTCGAAACCACCGATGGAGACACGGTCAGCGCCAGGAGCGCGCTCGAGGTCGAGACCTGCGCCTGCGCCCATGAAGTTGCGCGTCTGCTCGATGAGGAGAGTGCCTGAGCGCTCAGGGATCTTGACCGACTCAAAGAGCTTGTCAGCGATGAGCTGGCTGTCTGAGGGCACCGCCTCGACGACAAGCGAGCTGAGGATCTGGTCTACGGGATGGAGATTGCTATATGAGCTGGCCATCTAGGACTCCTTAGGCGTTGACGGTCACGGGACCGAAGAAGAAGGCGAGGAGCTGCGCGTTGGCGGCGGCGCTCGTCTGATTGATGTTGGGGAGCACGCGCGCCACGGCATAGTCGCCAGCGGTCAGACCGCTCTTGACCTTGCCTGCGGTGGTGACAGCGAGGAGAGGCGTGGTGACGAAGGTCAGCGAGCCACCAGCGATGACGCGAGTGAGACCGAACACGCACACCTCAACGGTCTGACCCGCAGACGCCGCACGCTGGGCCACGCCCACGACAGCAGGAGAGGTAGCGTCGGTGGCCACAGCGACCTTGCCGTTGGAGTCGATGGCGACGATGGCGAACTCGGTCACAGCCGAGGCACAGACGAAGGACTTGACGATGTTCTGAAGCTCCATGGTTAGGCTCCGTAGACTGCGAGGTATTGATCGGGGTTGGTGGTGCGGAAGAGGTTGAGCGCCTCGCTGAAGCTGATGTGCTTCTCAGCGGCGAGCGCCTTGACCTGCTCTGCGAGAGACGCGCGCGTGAGCTCCTGACCAGACGCGCCATGACCCACCTCGTTGAGGGGGACCGCGCTGTTGGCAGGGCGCTCGCTGAACATCTTCCAGAAGATGGGCTGAGTGGTCTTGGCATCGAACGCTGCCTCGACCGCCGCCTGCTCTGCGGGACTGACCTTGCCCTCACGCAGGAGAGCAGTCACAGCCTCACGGCGCTCGATGGAGCGCTTCTCCGCATCGATGGCGGCGAGCTTCTCGGACAGCAGCTTGTTGGTGGCGCGGAGGGCGTTGATCTCAGACATGAGGGTCGCCTCGCTCATCATCTTCGGCTTGTTCTTGTACTCGCCATCGACAACGATCACGGCTGGCTTCTCCTCCTCCTCCTCGGGCATCTCAGGCTTCATCTCCTCGACGGGCATCTCTGCCTTGAGGGAGGCCTCGGCCTGTGCCTGCATATCGGCGATCTTCTGCTCAAGCTCTTTGACCATCGCGTCTTTGGCGACGAGCGCGGCCTTGAGATCTTCGGGCGACATCTCGGCGATGTTGTCCATCTGTAGCGTCTCCTTGAGTGTGACCCTGTCGATTGAGGCGTTGCTCTGAGCAGGGCGAGGGGTGAGAGTGATTGCGAGGAGCTGCGCGCTCCCGACCTTCTTGCCGCCGTCACGGCTAAAGATGTTGCCCGTGACATACTCGGGCGAGGACCACAGGACACCGCCTGCATCCTGCACCACCTTGAGCCCGCGCTCGTTGTAGGCAGGGGTCGCGTAAAGACCATCGGCGCGCATCTCAAGATCAACAACGAGACCGAGAGCGCCACCAACATCAGGAGGAGCAGGTGTGCCAGGATTGAACGGTGATGACGCATGCTGCCAATCGATGATCACAGGGTCCTCAAGACGCCGCTCACGATAGACGCGCAGGAGCTCCGCGCAGAGGGAGGCGTCAACCTCACCAAGCGTCTCACCGCTGAGGCGCGCGCTGACCTGCCCGATGGCGAGCGTCTTAAATGGTTTGCCGAGGGTCAGCCCCTCGGGGATGTCATAGGTGGCGGTCGATGCCATCTGCACCGCCTCACCGTAGGCGCGTAGGGTCGTCACCTTCTCATCAGCAGCGTTCATCTGACCGACCACCTTTCGAGCCCACGCATATCCAGCGTCACCGCCCCAACCATCCCAAGCCTGCCGACCTGGGCCATAGTCATCCCAAGTCGAGCCCTGCTTGTCGATCTCGTGGCGCGTGAAGTAGGCAAGCATGCGACGCAGAGTATCAGGGGAGAGACGACGCCCAGCCGACAGGTCACGAGCGCGAGCCAAGCCGACAGGCGTCATCCCACGCTGTGAGGGAGGCTTCTCTGCTCGATTGCGGAGAGCGCGAGCGGCGGCTTCTTGTGCGCCCTTGGGGGGCGTGAAGTCGATGTGTGCGTACTTCTCAGGCACTGCCCAAGTGTAGCCGACGAGGAGCGCGCGCTGTTTAGCCTTGGCTACCATCACGCCTCCTCTTGATGAGCTGCTCTGCGAGTGCCGCGACAGGTGAGGGCGCGGTGCGCTGAATGGGCGCGCGCTCTGCCTCCTCGGGAAGCTCACCTGCACCGAGGCGCTCACGGATGGCGCGCTCAAGGTTGTTGTCAGGAGTGAGGAGCCCAGCCTGCACGAGCGCAGGCAACAT